TATCCTTCTAATATATATTTTGATAAGTTATATCCCTTAATTTCAAACTCATTACAAAACATTCTACCTGTTGGATAGTGCATAATTTTGTTTGTATAAGTATCAATGACCCTTAAAGGATTAGATAAGTGCCTACCTCCTTTTGTGTAGTATTCTCTTACCTTTACCTTACCTATTTTTTTACTAAATAATTTTTCTTTATTTTTACATATATCTTTACTATTAAAATATCTTTTTTCAACCATAAACATACTATTCGCAAGGTGTAAACTGTAAATACTGCCATTAATACAACTCTCTGTCATTCCTGTATCTTCTGCCATTTCCTTTACACTATGATAGTAATATTCTTCATTCGTTTTTATATCTTTAGCCCAAACATACATAGAATATTTTTCTAGCTTCTCGTATAATTTATCCTCAAAATATTCTAGTTCCTGCTCTGTTTTGTAGCCTGTTTCTTTTACTATTAATTCTCTTAAATCTTCATATTTAAAGCCCTTTATAATTAACTCTAAAGCTAATTTTGAAGCTAATTGTCCTGCCCCTTTTATAAACATTATTATTTTACTCCCCATTTATCCCTGTCTTATTTAAATGTCTTACTATAAGCCTTCCACATATGAACGACTAACCCACTAAAAGTAAGATTGTTCTTTTTACAATATGCTAACATTTCATTTAGTACATTTATATCTATACTAATTGTCTTATTTACTTTCACTAAATCACCTCGCATATATTCTTATTATACCATATTTCTACATATATATGTATATAAATACATATGTATATACTAATTTTTGTTCGCCTTTTTTAGACAAAATAAAAGACTAGGATTAACCTAGTCTATTTTATAAAATCTGTGCTTCTAGCAATATTTATACTTGCATTGTGGTCTGCATTTAATTCAAATCCACACTTAGTACACTTAAATTTTTCTTGTGTTTGTCTGTTATCTTTATCAATATAGCCACATTTACTACAAGTTTGTGATGTATAAGAATTTACATTCCAATATAGTAATACTTAAACCTAACGTTGTCGTAATCGTAATACGTCAGACCTCAATTTATATTCCATAAATACTTATATTAGATTATCGAGTGCTATATGAAGTATGTTGGTCTAAACCTATACCTTTTTATCATATGCCTCAACCTTCGGACAGTAAATTGCCCGTATGTGTTATATATATTATAACCTTTTGTTTTTAATTTTATACAAGCAAATATTAGTAATAAAAAAGACTAGATTTAATCTAGTCTAATAACTTTCTATCTTCAGTTCTTTATGTAAAACTTCTTGGAGTTGTTCTGCTTCTTTTAATAGTTTATTATACTCTATATAAGCTTTCCTACCCTTTATAAGTTCCCAATTATCAAACCCCTTATTTTTAAGCCATAACTCTGCATTAAATAATCTGTTTAAAATATTTTCATATTCTTTTATCATAGCTTCCATATTTTAGCCTCTACCACTCAAAATCTTCCAAATTGACTTGTGTAAATCTAGTATCAAAATAATTTACTCCTAGTTCTAACATCATAGAAGAACTATAAAATCTTTTTCTATCACTATCAAATTTTAGTGCAACACTTGTATTAACTCCTGTATGTCTATTTTTTACTATGCTTAACTTAGCATCATATTCTCTGTCCTCTTTAAAATTTCTTTCTAATATTGTTACATAATCTGCTAAGTTGGTTATGTTAGCACTTCCACTTACATCATCTTTTGTTATTTCTTCATTCATACTTTTTCTAGGGTGTGCTACTAAATGAACTATTGCATTATATTTCTTTGCAAAAGCTTTTAATTTCTTTATAGCTTCACTTTGTGCTTTTAATTCATCAGTAGCACTCATTTCAAGTATCATCAAGTTATCTATTACAAATACTTTTACCCCTTGCCTTTTAGCTAGTATTTCCATTTTGTTTAATACCATATCTATGTTATATTCTTCGCTATCATATAAGTAAAATTTATCTTTAATATTTTCAACTAATCTTTTTTTACCTTCACTACTTAACATTTTATACTTCCTGTTGTTTTTGGCAGTAAACTCAATTAGATCCTGCTCATTAGCTAAAGTCCTAAGTAGCCATTCCTTTACATTACCTGCAACAAGTTCTCCACTAAATAGGAATACCTTATGGTTTTGTCTTATAGCTTCTCCAATGTATATTTGATTTAAAATTGTACTTTTTCCTGCACCGTTTCTCCCACTTAATACATTAAGGCTTCCAAATACCATTCCTAAAATATCATTATCTATTGCTTCTATCCCTGTTTCTAGCTTATCTGCTTCATATATATTAAAATCCTCTACCATATCAAGAGTAGCTATTCCACTTACTAAAGGTGTATAAGCTTTTTCTAATTGCTCTAATACTTTACCTTTACCAAATTTAAATAACACCTCATTTATATCATTTGCAAGGTCACACATAACTAATTTTACACTTTTATTACTAAGCCTATTAAATACTTCTCTAGCCCCTTTTATACCTGCTTCATCATTATCAAACCATATAATTATTTCTTCAAATTGTTCTAGGAAATCCCAATTTGTAGTTATCCATTGATTAGTTGAATTAACCCCACTAGGAATTGACACACTATTTTTATATCCTGCTTCAATTAATGCTAAAGTATCAAATTCCCCTTCTGTAATTACTAAGGGCTTTGTTATATCTACTTTATCCATATTAAATAAGGTATTTATATTTGTATCTGCTTCAAATAACATTTTAGGCTTTGCATTTTTAGAAGTAAATCTGTATTTGTTTGCTATATGCTCTCCTAATTCATTTTTATATTCAAAGCATACATTATCTTTATTTTCTTTTATTCCTGCATAATCTAGGGTGTTTTTAGATATTCCCCTTTTATTACAATAGCTTAATACTTTATTGTTATAAGAATTATGCTTTGTAGGGCTTTTTCTAGCCCTTCTTTCGCTTTGCTTAATATTTATATCAATATTTAAATTAAAATCTTTTATAATGCTTTTTGAAGCTTCTAAAAATGATAAATTATAAAATTCTTGGTAATGCTCAAATATATCTACACTTGCCCCACAACTAAAACATTTAAATTTATTAGTTTTAGGGTCAAAGCTCATACTTGGATTAGTTTCATTATGTTTAAAACATAAACATTTATTTTGATTATTTAATTTTAAATTTCTATCTAAGGCTATTTTATTTTTTATAGCTTCACTATTTAAATTAAACTTTATATCCTCAACAACTTTTTTAAGTTCCATTTTATAGCCCCTTTCTTATATTAAAAATTATTTACAAATTTTATTTTCTCTGTATTCGAGCCTTTACTTTGGCATATACTACTATTGAAATTATTTTTATTTTGAGTACCTATGCTAGTAGGTGCTTTTTTATTTTTTGGCTCATATACTGATAACCAACAATTATTAATGCTATTTTCTAGCACTTCTATTTTTTCATCATCATTATTTGTTATAGTATCTAGCTTTTTAAGTAATGTTTTTAATGCCCTATCGGTAACAGGCTTTTTAATTGTTTTTCTCATACTAATAAAATCTTTTATAACTTCAATTAAATTAATATTATCAGTATAAGCTTCAATAATTAAATTATAATTATTTTTATTGTTATTCTTTTTCTCTTTGTAGTGTTGTTGCTTAGTTGTTAGATTATTGTTAGGTAAATCTTCAACACCTTGCAAACTCTCATTTTTATTTGTTGAATTGTTGTTGAATAGTTGTTGCTTAATTGTTATTAACAAAGTGCTTTCTTTACCCTTACTTCCACTTGTTAAAAATTTTATATACCCTTGCTTTTCAAATTTTTTCAATATAGTTCTAACCTTTTGAGTTGTTAAATTTAATCTTTTATCTGCCCCTATTACTAATTGATTTATAGTATAGCCTGTTACACCTGTTTCATAGTTTGAATACCTGTATAATAATCTCCAAATTTCTAATTCGTCTATACTCATTGTATCAAGTGCAATAAAATATTTTTCCTTCATTTATGATATATCCCCCTAGTTGTTGTTTAATTTCCTGTCTATCTCTTTGCTTAAATCCTCATAAATATCTGAAATATTAACTCCAAGTACCTTTTGTAATATAAGAAGTTCTTTTGTATTAAATCCCCTTTTGCCTACTTCTTTATTACTGTATGCCTGTTGAGTAATACCTAAAATCTCTGCCATATCCTGTTGAGTATAACCCTTACTTTCTCTATACTCTTTTAGCTTCACTTTACCACCTCCACCACATTTTGTTTTACTTATTTTATTATATTTCAAAGTGTTGTAAAAAATACATATTTTTCTATCGCTTTTTTGCGACAAAAAAGGACTAAATACTGCTTAGTCCTTTAATCATATTTATACATTTAATTTCCTTAAAATCATCACTTATAATTATATTTTTATTTATATCTAAAATATCGTACTTTATAGCTTCATAAATTTTACTTGGAATAATTACTGTATTAGGCTCTACTTGAAATATTATTTTATAAGCCCATATTTTATTATTAATTACCTCTATATAATACTTACTATTATTCATACGTTACTCCCCTCTTAAAATGCCTTTAAATGCTCTCTAGCCCCATAATATAATATATCGTGTATAAGTCTTGCACTATCTTTTTTATCACAGTACCATATACTAACATTATACCTAGAAGCTAAAGAGTGTAACATAGCATAAAATGAAGCAGGTGCAACCTTAGAAGCTTTGTCATATCTAAAGTGCCTACTACTTAAAATCTTTGAGTGCATATCTGTTATTTCTATTACTAAATGTAATTTTATTCCCTGCTCATAGGCTCTTTTTAGTTCCCTTTCAAACCTTGTTAAACCTTCTTCGTTTTTGCTCTTACTGTCAAATAAATTTGAGCATAACTCGTTTAAATCTTGCTTTCTTTCAACTACTAGACTGTTTTTAAAATTAATAACTTCTTTGTTTGGCAGTTGTACTGCAATAGTATAATCTCCTACTTTTAATCCTTTTTCTTGCACATAATATTGTATAGGCTCTGTATAAGTTGATTTTTTGCCCCTGTATATATCGTGGTGTGAGGGCTTGTTCTCAAAACCTTTATTAAATACCTTTAATATATGTTTATTTACTTTCTCTCTGCTATCAACTACTATTTTATATTTACATTTTTTTATGTCCATAAAATCCCCCTAAAATATAAAAAAGCTAGAGTTTTCCCTAGCTTATATTTTTTCTATTTCTTCACATATAGAATTATATTTATCTTTTGTTATATCTTTGCTTGATTTAAAACCATATTTATCAACTATTCCTTTAACCTTATCTGTATCTTTACCTTTAGCTAATACAAATAATCTTTTTACTTGTGCTTCTGATATTACTTCATTATTATTTAAAGCTTTACTTGTGTCTTTATTATGTGTGTTTGTTGTATCACTATCTTTTGTATCATCAATGGCGAATAAACCATTTAAAGCATATTTTCTAGCATATGAAGAAGTTGAGCCTGTTAGTTGTGAACTATCCATACCTTTTTTATTTTCTTCTTCTCTAGCCATAGCCGAAGCTTCTATTACCTCTCCACTTTCGGCACATATAAATTTTACAGTAGCTTTTATATAGTATCTTTCGCCAACTAATACTACATCATCACTAATATTTATTATTGCTTTAACTTCATTTAATAAAGGTTTTAAAGCTTCTAGTATATCCTCGCAATTTCTATAAGCATAATTACCAAACTTATTAAATTGACTTTTAGGTGCTTTTAATTTGCTTTGTACTTCCACTAATTTCATATATACATTTTTTTCTATTACACTTGCTAAACTCATTTCCAATACCTCCTAATATTATCTTTTATCCATTTTTCCTTTTGCTTGATAGTCATTAATCTCCATAGTCTTAAATACATTTTACATTCCCTTGTAATACTCTATATCCTCTATTAAGCTTTCTGCTCTGCTTTGTAATATCTCTAGAAATTTATCTTTGTTCCTGTACTTGTTATAAATGCTTTTATGTTTTTTATCTGCTTCTTCTCCCTCAAATTCTAGCCATACATTTTTAACATTTTTAAAATATTCCTGTTGTAATTTTACTCTCTCATTTTTTATAAAGTCTAATTCCTGCATATTCCACCTCTTTTTTAAGTAAGGGCTATATAGAATAGCCCATATTTTCAATTTTATTTTCTAATTCCCTTATTATATTTTTATTAAACTCTCTATCCTGCTCAAACCATTCTAAATTGCTATATAATTCTTTAATCTCTTGACATTCTCCACAGTTGCAAACTTGATAATCTAATTTGCACATATTTTAAACCCCTTTAAATAATTTATTTTATACTTTAATTATAATACTATTGTTGCATAATTGCAACTACTTTATACATTTTTATAAATCATTTTTTAAATCTCTTTCGCTCATTATCTCACATTCTTCAAAGTCCTCAAAGTTAAAAGGTTTTTCCTCTACATCTTAAATACTTTCCATTTCTTTAATCCAAGCTTCACTATCAAAGTAATTCATATTAGTACCCCTTTACTAATTTATTTAATTCTTCTTCTAGTGCCTGTATCTGTGTTGTTAGGTCTACCCCTAGAAGTTTTTCTAAGGATAGACATTTATTAATACTTTCTTCTAGCTTCTGTATTTCATTAAGCATTGTAACTAGCTTCTTCCTCTATCATAGATAATACTTTTTTAAGTTCTTCTATTTTAGCTTGGTACTCTGCTTTAAATTTATTTTCATTGCCTAAACCTATTACCATTTCCTCATAAGCTTCAATTCTTGCTTCTATTCTCTCTTTTAACATTTTAATCCCCCTTATTTATTTAATATTTTCCTCTAATCTATTTTGCATATCTCTTAAAAGTTCATCTTTAGCTTTATAGTTGTTATAAATTAATTCGTGACTTTTTTCTGCCCCTTTACCCTTATGTTCAAGCCATACCTTTCTGCTTTCCTCGAAATATTCCCTTTGTAGCTTTGCTCTTTCTTCCTTTAAAAAATTAATCATATTTATATCCATTTTCCTTACCACCTTTTATTTAATTTATACTTTAATTATAGTATTATTGTTGCCTGTTTGCAACAATTTATACATACATATTTATATATTTTTAAAAATAAAAAGCTAGATTTTTTTCTAGCTTTATATTATCCATTTAAATTGCTCTACATCTTCATTCCCAAGCTTTGATTTTTCTTTTTCTGTATCAATATCTTTTGTTGTATACTTTATATTCATATATTCTAAAACCTCTTTAAAACCTAGATTATTTATCATATGGTTATGAAGTTTTGGGTGTGTTTTTTCAAGTCTTAACACTCTATTTTCTTTATTTGTTTTCCATAAACCACAACCAAATAAACACATACAACACCCTGTTCTTTGTTCTCCTGTTGTATAATACTTACCATCTTTGTCTATTTTTACTTCTCCATATATAGAAGCTATCTCAATATTATATTTATATATATACTCTAATATATCTTGGCTTCTCCAAAATCCTAGAGGATTACTTTTACCACCTTTAAAATTATTGCAACCTGTTTGTAAATATGCACTTTCTCTCATTTTACTCTCTTCTGCTTGTGTTCCTATGATGGCTTTTTTCCCTGTAAGCTTTTCATAATCTGCCATAGGGTATTTTTTTAAATAGTCACAACATTTATTACTTATTTTAAAAGGTGCATTTATTAAATATCTATGTTTATTAGCTATTTTAAAAC